GCCGAGCCACTTGTGCCCGAAGCCAGGACAAAATTGCTGCCCACTTCCACGAACTTATGGCTCGCTGTCGTCAGATTAATTCGTGCCTGAACAACACCAATCGAGACCGCAGTACCAAACTCGTTCGCGTTCAGGGGCCGAAGCAGAACGCACCACCTCCCCACATAAGCAGCCGTCGGGGTCACAACATCGAAGACCAATCGACTCTTAAAATCGTTCGACTCCGAATCCGTAGCCGTCAGGGTGTTACCGAGAGGCTTGATCGTCGGTTCCTTCAGGGCCAGCGTGTGATACTGATTAACCGTACTGCCCGAGACGTTTCGAACGCGGATGATGGCCGCACCACGAGCCGCCGCCAAATCAGCACCTGAGCCACCGGTTATATCCGAAGACCCGATGTAGTCGATGAAGGAGTTGTAGACGCCTGCCGAGATCGCCTCGATGCCGTCGCCGGGCCTGAGCTTGCGGAAGGCACCCATCAGACGCCTCCTGGGATGCCGAGGTCGGCGTAGTTCGCCATCTTGTAAACCTGCTCGACGTAAGCGTTCGTCGCTTTACGGCGGATGATCGTCTTGCCGCTGACAGTCTCCGTGACTTCTTCGTAATAGGCCCAAAGGTGTTCCCAGCCGTACTTCTGGATCGGCCCCACTGTGTCAATCTTGAAGTTGTCGGCGATGGCGGTGTTCTCGATCACGCCGAACTTGAAGGTCAGATCCCAGACATTCGCATCGCGGGGCTGGCCAGTCACCGACGTGAGCAGCAATTCGCCTATCTCGTGGCCTCGGTAAGATGCGTTGTTGGTCCGGCCGACGATCTTCTTCAGATTGGCTACGAAGAGATTGGTGATCGCGGCAGCATCGTAAGTCGCATTTACTGTGTAAGTCAGGACCGGCGTCGTGACGTCCACGCCCCCGATGTTCCCATCACCATCGACGTTGATCGCTCCCTTGAAGTCACGGGCCGTATGGCCGCTAGCCGTGTACTTCTGACGGGTCGAATAGGATTGCTTGAGATTGGTCGTCGTGCTGCCGATGTCGAACGAGATGGAGAAGGCACCGGCATGTTGCCGAGAGGGGTCGCCCGAGGGGTCGATGTACTGGGCCGTCCCGAGGAACACGTCGCGGCCGAACTCTTCGACGCTACAGGCGGATGTGTCCAGCAGCAGACCGCCCAAAGTAGTCGGGACATAGGCAAGCAACTCGGTCAGGGCTTCGTCGTCGTCTGTCGCCCCGCTGATCTTGTATTCACGTTCCCGGCTCTTGATCGACTTCTTACGGGACTGGAAGGTTTCTTCAACGACTGCTGGCATTCTGGTCCTTTATTAGTTGCCCACGCCGGGCGTCTTCTTCTTGGCGATCTCCTTGGTATGTTTGGCCGTAGCCTCCGCCGCTTTGGCGATCCGGTCGAGCGTCCCCCCGCCCTGCAACGACTGGCCGGTCGCAGCGACATCGAAGGTGCCTTGGGAACTGTTTCTGATCTCAGGTAAGTCGGCCGTCTTGCGACGAATATCGCGGGCCTGGGATTTGGCCGCTTCGTCGCTACCGAACGTGTCAGTCAAGGTCTTCTCGAACTCCGCATCGGCGATCTGCCGCTTCAGGGCCTTGGCCTTGGCCGCGTCCCCCGACTTCTCCGCATACTCCTGCTGGAGCTTCAGGAGAGCTACTTCCTTCTGGGTCTCGTTGTCGATAATTTCCTGGGCCGTATTGGCCGCATCTTCAACGGCTCGATCCGCTTGTTGATTCTGCTTCTGCTGGGTCTCTTCCTGGACCTTGGCCACATCAGATTGGAGCTGGGCGTAGGCCGCGCGGGCTTCGTTCTCGATGCCTAAACGCCCCGCTGTGTCCCCCTTCTTATCCGCCTCCGCATAGAGCCGCTTCATGATCTCGTACTGCTCGGTGTACCGATCGTTCAGTTCCTCGATCTTGCGGGCTTCCTCGGACAGGCCCGCGAGCCTCTGCTGCTTGGCCAATTCGTTGAGCCGCTTGCGGTCCTCGACGGTCTGCTTGGCGTCGGAAGCCTCGTCGTCCGTGCCGGTCCCCACTTGGACGGGTGCCGTTGCTCCGTCGAACACACCCGTCTCTCCGTTGCGGCCGAGTTGCCCACGGAGTTGTGCGGCCTTGTTGAACGCCTCGGCTGCCCGCTCCTGCTGCTTTTTCTGCTCGGCGTATAGCCCCATCAGGTCCGGGCCTTCGTAGGTCGTGATCTGCCGGCCGATGGCATTGGCCCGGCTCGCGGCGTCGCGGCCGACCGCCGTCTGCCGGACGATCTCCCTGCGTGATTCAACCGCATTGAGCTGCTTGTATCCGTCGATAAATCCGACGAGCTTTCCGGTTGCCGCGTCGATGCTGAAGCCGAGGTCACCATACTTGGCCGTCAGAGCCGCGATCGTCTTTTGGGCAGTCTCAGCATCGGCGGGTGTGAGTACGCCCCGGCTGTTCAGGCCCGCCAGGATGTTGATGAGCCCCTGTGTCTCGTCGCGGGCCTTACGTGCATCCTCCGCGATTTTCTCGGCCTGCTGATTGTCGAGCTTGACCGCTGCCGCCCGCTCGACGGTTCGCGTGTATTCATCCCACGCATACTTGGCCGCAAGAATTGCCCCAAGTCCGACGATCGCGATGCCGATGGGATTGGCAGCCATCACGGCAGAAGCCGCTGCCGTCGCCTTGGACAAACTGGTGACAGCGGTAATGGCTACGCCGATCTTCCCGGCGATTCCAATAAGGCCCGAGCCGATCGCGATGAACTTTCCGATCGCGAAGGTCGCCCCGCCGATGGCGACGGTGAGAGCGGCAGCCTTGACGGCCATCTCCGCATAAAGCTGCACGCTCTCGCGGTTTTGTTTGATCCAGTTGATGACCGCACTGAGGGAGTCAGTGAGTGAAACCGCGTATTCCCGGACTGTGGGAGCGAGAGCCGCACCGATCTGGAAGACCACACCCTGTGCGACCTTGCCAAGATCATCGAGCCGGTCGCCGAACTCCTCGGCCGCCGTGGCATCCTGCCCTGACATAGAGTTTCCAAGCCGACGAGCCGCCGCCTGCAGTTCTTCGATTCCTCGTGCACCGGACGCCATTAGGGGCAGGAGTGAAGCCCCGGACTTGCCGAAGATTCCGATGGCCGCTGAGGCTCGCTCGGTCGGATTAGGGATGGCGGCGACCGCATCGGCGATATTCTTGAACTGCTGGTCGAGCGAGAGGCTGGAAAGCTGCTGGATTGAGAGACCTATGCCGGTGAATGCCTCGCCGGCTTCCTTGCTGCCCCCTGCCGCTTCGGTCAGCTTGCGACCCATTCTGATAATCGCAGCTTCCAGGCCCGCAAGATCAGTGCCGGATTGCTCGGCCGCATAGCCAAGTTCCGAGATCGTCTCGGCCGCGATGCCAGTACGGGTCGACGCCTTGGCGACCGCATCACCGACAGTCGCATAGGCTTTAGTTGCGGCGAGGATGCCGGCCGCTGCCGCCGCCCCGCCGAGTGCCATTCGCCGGCCGACTTCAGACGCGGCCTCCCCGATATTGCGGAGCTTGTTCTCTAGTTTGGTCAGGGCTGTGGAATACTGATCCTTAGCTGAGATCCGGATGAATGCGTTGCCGGCTTCGATACCGCTTGCTGCTGCCATTTACTCCACCGTGCCTTCCACGAATATGTTTTCGAAGAACTCAGGGAACTTGGCCCGGTTCTTCTCGAAGGCCGGCTGCATGAAGGGAAACTTCCGGTAAAGCACGGGCTGGCCGCGAGCGTTCACCCCGGTACCACCCCTTTCCAAAATCTCCGGTGCCTTCGTGTTTTTGGAAGTGAGCTTCGCCGGGCCGACGACAACCGATTCGGAGTCCGGGTCGTAGGCGAAGAAGATGAGCTTCTTAAGCAGGCCGGTGTGGGAACTCGGCGGACTGCCGGCCTCGGCTACCTTCTTGCGGGTCCGAATCGAGGTCTTGGCCGAGGTGCGGACGTAGGCACCGATCTTGGATAGAGAGCGGCGGACGCCCTTCTTGATTCGGGTCGTGACCTGCGTGCGATCGAAGAAGTTCTCGAACGTGAAGTCAACCACCGATAAATCCCTTCCAGGCTTGTTGTCTAAGCTCGCGGTCGTCTACGAGTTGGGCCTTGATCGATGCCCGGAAGTCTTCGTGGTAGGGGTTGAATCGAGCGGCAGGCAGCGAAGGATCGTTACGGCCGCGATTCAGGTTGTACTGTTGGGCCAGTAGCTCGGCGGTGGGCTGGAAAGCACCCTTAGCCATGCGAAGCAGTGAACGCAGCGTCAGGCAGGTCGGATCGACCCCACACAGACCGCCTAGTTCATAGCACCAGGCGACGTAGTCGGTGGCGTCAGGTTTCCGCTGAGCACCATCCCCGCCAGCGTCGGGGCGTCCATCTGCTGCACCACCGTCGTCGCCGCCTGCTCCAGGATCAGGCTGGTCGCCTTGACCTTCTGCATTTGTGCCCGCTGCGGCAGGCGGGAGGGGAAAAAATCTTCTACCGCTCCCCACAGGGCATCGAGTGCATTCGACAAGGCGTCCCCAACCATCGCCATGCCGAACTGTTCTTCCGTCAGACCACGCAACTCGACCTGCGTCCTCACCAGCGTGTAGACCACGGCAACGAGCTTGGCAAAGTCCCGCAGCTTCTCCAGCTCCGAGGTGTCCATCAGGCGGGAGATGTCGATGCCGTGCAGGTCACGGACGATCTGGATGTTCCCCGCCCACACGTGCACGTCCCACTTCAGACCGTTTGAGTCAGTGAACTGACGCATTACGAACCGCCCCTGATGTAGTAAAGCATCTGAGTGGAAGGAACGAGCGTGACGTCGACCATCTGCACGCCGTCGACAGGCTCGGTCTTCTGGAAGTCGGAGACCAGCCAGTTGCCGGCCGGTCCTTGAGCACCATCAGCGGTCTTGGCTGCGTCCAGTGCAGCGAAGAACACTTCGGTCTGTTCGTTCCAGGCATCGAAGAAGATCCCGAAGGTTGGATCGCTCGTGTCCCAAACCATCTTGAACTTGGTGGTGCCCTTCTTCAGGCCAAACACGTTGGCTTCGTAGCCGCTCTGAGCCGAGGCCCGCGTGTTCAGGACCGACGTGTTGTTGGATAGATCGCTGGTCAGGTCGCCAGTGATGCTGCCAATCGGTGCGAGACTCGTCAGGGCCGTAGCACAGGCCGCGCTAGTATTGGCGGTTAGGGCAGTGGCTGCGACGTAGGCACAGGCGTTTTTACCGTAGGAAAGCGTCATAGTAGGTTCCTCTTCTGAAGTAATTTTGTTTCGACGTGCAGCACCGACTGGAAGAGCCCGAGCGTGTCGAGTTGGGCCGGGTCATAGAGCGGGAGCGGATAGACCTTGGTGACGGCGGCACCGGTCTCCCCGATAGCAGCAAGGTTCTGTAGCCCTTGCATCACATCGCCGGTCAGTTCGAGCATCGCATCGACTTCCTCAACCTGCGTCGCCTCCGTGATCTTCTTCATCACGCAGACCACAAGAGAAGGCTTGGACGCCAGTGAATCCCGTGTACTGCCGGCTGTCTCTTCCCAGCCCTTGGCGATGACGAAGACCTTGATCCCCGATTCGGATTCCACGTCGTACACCGGCACATAACAGCGGGAGACAGCCACCGGACTGTTAGTGAGCGTCGGCAGGAGCGTGCCCAAATAGGTCGTCAGATCCGTCGCAATAGGGGTGAGGATGTCGAGCATCACGCGGCCTCCACTTGGGTCAGGGTGGTGCGGACGCGATAGCGGGTCTGGCCGGCGTCGATGAAGTCCCAGGGCCGTTTGGCCCCGTCTCGCCCCACGGTGTAGGTGGAGGTCCGGCCGTTGGCGGTGATTTCGATCTTGTCGCCCCGCTTCGGCTCGATGGCCTGTGTGCCGAACTTCAGGACCGAGGCATTGAGGGAGAAATCCTGTCGGCGGCTTTCGACTATGACACCCGATTCATCGACGGCACTGGAGACGTCGGTGAGGGGAACGGCAATGAGCGAGCAGGATTGATTGCCCCGGCTGTAGGTAGCAACGACCCCGGCGATGGAGGCGATGGTTCCGAGGGCGTTGCTGATGATGCTGTTGAATGACATCCAAGAAAGGTTTGCCTGAGCCACCAACGACAACGCCCACGAGGATTGCTCGTGGGCGTTGCCCGCAACGGAGACTAAGAATTAGACGATGGCTTCGAGGTCGGCGACTAGAGCGTCGGTGACGATGATCGGCAGGCCGGCGACCGTGACAGGACTATCGACCTGGGCACCGGTCGGGTTGGTGGCAACCCGCGATTTGCGGATCTGTTCCCGCAGCTTCGCACTCATCACCGCGTGGGTGAAGGGGCGACCCGCCGGGGCCTTGCTCACCGCATCGAACACCATGTTGTCGGTCGCGGTCAGGCCAGCCTGATCGGTGATGTTGCAGATGCGGGCAACGCTCTGCTTCGATCCGATGCGGAGACCGGCCCAAGCACCGATCGGGGTCATGTAGGCATCGAACGGCTTGTTGTTCAGGCCGTTCGCCTTGCCAACGTAGGTGTCGCCCACGGTGATGCTGGTTTCACCGTTGAACACGCTGCAGACGCCGGTCATGTCCGGGACGCTGCGGATCAGGTAGATCGAGTTGCCCTTGTTGGCAGTCGGCGTGATGCCGCTGCTGCTGCCGGAGTTTGCCTTGTAAACGTAGGTCGCGTCGACCAGGGCCTTCAGGCCGTTGAAGCCCGAGAGCGGGTCACCGTCGTCATAGACGCCGTTGAGAATCTGCCATTCGAGGCGGGTCATGCCCGCCTGGATTGCCAGCTTGATTTCCTCGGCAACGAGGTCTTCCAGATTCTCGTTGGTGGCCCGGACAGCAGCCACGTCGATCGGGGTGTGGCCACAATCTTCGTAGCGAAGGCGGTTGGTCACGAGCGTCTTGCCGGACGGCGTGTGGTCCAGACCGTAGTTGATCTCACGGAAGCCGACGGAAGGCAGGGCCGTCAGCTTGAAGTAAGCGTCAACGATGCCATTGCTCGACTGCGTCGCGTAGATGGTGTTGAGAAGCGGAGCGCCGACCAGGAGGTCGGTGATGTTCAAGTCCGACTTCGCGTTCTTGTTGTTGATGGTCAGGATTTCGGCGGCGAGCTTATACGTGTCAGCCATGGGAGTAGTTCCTTATTCGTAATTCTTACTTGCTAGATTTGCCGACGCTGACCACGCCAGCGAGGCCCATCTTCTGTGGCTTACCTTCGTCACGCGGAGCAGCACTAAACTGCACCGGAGTCGGGGCACCACGATCGACGGCCGCGAGACGCTTAGTGAGGTCGGCGACTTGAGCAGACAGATGAGTCAGGTGCTGGGTCTTCGCGTCCTCGATGGAGAGACCCGAAGCGAGATAGGTCATCCCTAGCTCTGCACCGAACTGCGTCAGGTACTGCTTCGCCACGCTCGCCGCATCAGCGACAGCGGGCACGGCCGAGTTCAGGGTCGGGACGTCCGCCACGGGGGCAGGCGTCTCTTCCTTCTTCTCAGTCGGTTCGGCTTCGACGGCAACCGGGGTTTCTACGACCGGGGCCTCGACCACAGGAGCCTCCACCACCGGGTCTACGACGGCCGGGGCTTCCACCACGGGGGTCTCAACGGCGGGTTCGACGGCTTTGTTTTCTTCACTCATGAGTGTTTCTCTTTTGGTAATTTTCACTTCGACGGGCCTCGCTGAATCAGCACCCTTGCTCATCAATTCGGTGGCCGTTGCACCATCCCGGCCGAATTTGCAGACCGCGACTGCCATCAGATTCCAGTTGGACATGACGAACAGCGGCGAGAAGCCGTCATAGGTCCGGCCGTTCAGCGTCACGAGCGACCCATCGTCCGCATAAGAGAGGTCGCCAAGGTCTGTCTGGATGCTGGCTTCGTAGGGAACGCCAGCCCGCATCTTATAGATGACTTCGGTAGCTGGATCCCGTGGATTGGCCGAGTAAGGAACCAGCGCACCCGAACAGGTCAGGGCATTGTCTTTCAGCTCGATTTTGTTCAGGTAGCCGATGCTCTGGTACTGGTCGTGGGCGTAGTCGAGCGGGACGCGGCTCTTGCTGTTCATGGTCGCAAAGTCGTGGACCATGTAGCCGTCGAGGAAATCGACATAGACCGGATCAGAAGTGCGGGCCAGAAGCTTTATGGGGACGGTTCGGGCGTTCTCGCCGTTGTCCCCCGTCTCGATGTCGACGGCGAACTTAGTGATCCGGCTGGCCTGTGTGGCGTTAAGCTGCTTGACGGCTTCCATCGGAACCCTCCTCTTCCTCTTCGGGTTTTTCTAGCGGGATGACAATCGGAGTTGAACCGACCGGGATACCTAGCTTGTTCAGGTAGTCGATCTCGCGTTTCCGCTTGTCGGCCATCGCGTAAAAGTCCACACCGCGTTCACGGCAGAGGTCTTCAAGACAGGCCATATTCTTCTCTACTAGAAGGGCGTTCGCTTGAACCTCTTTAAGCGGGTCGATCCACGGGATTGATCCGCCGACCCAATCGAACTTCAGGTCATAGACCGTCATTCCATCAGGAAGAACAAGATCGCCGTCCAGAATCCAGAGCGTTAGCCGCCAGATCGTGATGTCATGCAGGAGTTGCTTCAGCCGCACCCTCTTGAGCATGCAGCTGTTGCGATACGTGAGCAGCGCCCCGCGATGGCCGCTATAGTTAGTAAAGTTTTCAGCCGCAAAGGAGTAAGGAATATCCAGTGACTTCATGAAGTTCTGGATCGTCGTGACTAGATATTGCTGGAACTCGACAGCCGGCGTCTTCGATTCAACAAAATCCACCTTCTCGCCCGGCAACATGTTCAGCACTTGCGGGCCGTTGAAGTCGAACTTGTGGGCCGGTGGCTTCGGGGCTTCCTCGCCCTCTGCACATTCCTCGTCATCCTCGTCTTCCCCACCATCGTCCGGCCGCTCGATCTTCAGGCCGATCATGGAGGCGATTTTCATCTTCTCCAGTGTGTACTCGTTGGCGGCGTACAGATCGTTCGCCTGATTCAGACTGCTTACTAATGGGCTGATGCCTCGGACCTGGTCCGGCCGGTCGAAGTATCCGAACAGGTGGATGTACTGAGCGGGAATGACTGAACGAAGCGTGTAGCCGCCGTTCGGGTCACGGTCGCAGATCGCGTATCGTTTGGCTTCTAAAGCTCCGTTGAGCTGAACGCCGTGTACGAAGTCATCCTTCTTGTAGGTCGTGAAATCGCCCACACTGTCAGGCTGGCGGATTCGGTCGCCTTCGATGAGTTGAAGCTTCCCGTTGGACAGCTTCATCACGGCGATGTCGCCGTCGACGGTTCGGCCCTGTTCGGCCATGCGGATCATGCTGGCAAAGTCGTGGCGGCCGGCGACATCGCAGTTCTTTGGCCGCTGCCATTCCACCATCAATTGCTCGATCCGCTCATCGAGCGAATCCAGACCGTTTTGGCTTTGGAAGTTGGCGACCGCGACATGATCCAGGTGAACGCGGATCAGCCACGCGGCCAGAGTGAAGTTCCGGCGGAGGTCGCGCGTGTCACTGATGATCTGACTGCGTTGAGACTGCCGAAGGACGTTATCTTCTGACCGCAAATCTCTCGGGCGGTTTCGGCGTCTACGGGCCTTCTCCGTCGCGTCGTATGCGAACTTCGTGAGACCTCTGAGCTTTTTGGTAAATAGACCCAAGTCTGCTCCCGCCCGGTTAGATGCTGATAAAGAGAGGTTTGCGGGGGCGGGCAAGTCTCTGGTGATATTCCAGTTGCTCTAGCAGAGCGTCCCGGTTGTCGAACTGGATCGTCTGGCCTTCAACGACCACCTGCTTGACCCCAATGTTCTGTAGCAGGACGGCTTTCAGGGCCTCAGCCGCCCGTCGATGAAACTGTTTGCTTGTCATCAGCGGTACTCCAAGATGATCCGAGGGTGCTGACACTCGCTGCACCGGTAATGGATTCGGTGAACGGTGTTGTAGGACTTGCCGTCTGGGAGCTGTCCGGCGTACTCGGTCGGTGGCAATTCGCCTTGACGTTGGAGCTGACCCACTCCGCAGGCAATGCAGGTGATGGGCTGGGCTTCGTTCTTGGTCTCAGACTTTTTTGCCATGCCTGATAGTTTTGATCTAAAGTCACCACGTCACTTCGACTGCCGGAACCGGGCGTTTCTTTTTCTTCTTCTCAGGTGCATGGCCGACACCTAATGCACCCTGTTCAGAAGCGGCCACGAATGAGCCGACAAGGCAGTCCCACAGGTGATTGTCGAGGTTGGGGCGAGCTGTCCAAATCGTCACGATGCGACCGCTGCAGTCGCGGGGCTGACCCCATTCCGCCGCAATGTGATCGAAGAACATCTTGTGCTGGGCTTCAGTCGCTTGATGGAAGGTCAGGGAGCCACGAAGGCCCTGTGCCGTGCTAATCCGGGCGGCGACGAAGGTCTTCCAGTTATTGGTGCCGATAAGGATGTGGCGGTCAGGAACATCGAGCCGCCAGTTCGAGCCGCGACGGATGCCCGGCTTTATCGGCCAATCATCCATCGCCGTGCTGAAGTTCTTATCGTTACCCCAGCCCTTAGCCGCCAGAAGTATCGCTGAATACTTCGAGTTACGGAGCGTCTTCTTGATGATGTTCGTCCAGTTGGACGAGTCCACGATGACCCGAGACAGAGGCATCAAATCGCCGCCGTCTTCCATCGCCCACCGCTTCTCACACAGTCCATCCGTCAAGTCCTGCAGACTACGGACGATCCGATCCTCTTCACCGAGGTTGGGATACATCTTCGAGAGTGAGAACTTCCCACGCTTCACGTCAGAGAGCGTGTAGTAGGCTCTCTTCTGATCGGGGTAGGCTCCATATTCGGCAACGTGTGCCCCGATGATCTCGTTCTTGTTGTCAGTCTGCGTAGCGAGGACGACATAGAACAAGACGTCCTTCTGAACGTCCACGTAGCAGGTCAGGTGAGTGGTGCCTTCTGGGACAATGCCTCGCACGAGCTTCTTGTTCGTCGTGACTTTGGCGAACAT